CTGGTGTGATTCCTTTGAATCCAAATCAAAAAAAAGAGAAAATAGGAGGTTTTTAATATGGAAAACACTATACAAAATACAAAAGTTCTTCCGCAGTCCATCGACATCGAAGCGGGTGTTATTGGTGGTATTCTGAGTAATTCAAGAGCTATCGAAGATGTGGCTTCTGTTTTCGTGAATCCTGATATTTTTTACAAGGACAATCATCGGGTAGTTTTTGAAGCTGCAATGAGTTTGTTTAACTCTGGATCTCCTGTTGACTTGCTTACTATTTCTTCTGAAATGAAACGTTTGGGAACTTTCGAACGTTCCGGTGGTGACTTTGCGTTGATGCAACTGATGCAAAAGGTGGCTTCATCGGCACATATTGAATACCATTCTAGGCTGATTTTGCAAAAGTATATGGCGCGTCAAGTAATATTGTTTTCTAGTAAAATAATTTCTTTGGCTTATGATGAAACTACTGATATTTTCGAATTGCTTTCTAAGTGGCAAACGGAATTTGATAACGTGATGGATTTTATTAATACTGGACGTGATACAATGTCTTTTCCTGTTGCTTTGCAAAATTTAAAAAAGGAAGTTGAATTACTTACTGCGAATAAAGAGGAAGTGAAATTGGTGGGTGTTCATACTGGATTTCGTAGGATAAATAAATATACCGGTGGTTATCGCAATCAGGATCTAGTAATTATTGCGGCACGTCCAGGGATGGGCAAAACCTCTTATGTTTTGAAGTGCGCAATTGAAAATTGTAAACTGAATGTTGGTGTAGGTTTTATATCGCTCGAAATGAGTATTGAACAACTTACAGCGCGTGCTGTGGCGATTGATACAAACTTTCATTTGAAACAATTGCTTAAGACTGGATTTGAAAAAGTAGAGTATTTCGGCACTTATGCGACGCATCAGGAGCGAATGAATAAATATCCTTTTTACGTGGATGATTCAGGCAAAACTGATATTGCTGACGTCGTCATCAAAGCTAAAATGTGGGTGCGGAAATATGATATAAAAGTTTTGATTATTGATTACATCCAGTTGATGACTGACCGAAGCGTGAAGGGAAATCGTGAGGGTGAAATATCTTCTATATCTCGCAGATTGAAACGATTGGGAAAAGAATTGAATATTCCTATCATTGCTTTGTCGCAATTGTCTAGGGCTGTGGAAACGCGTGGAAGTAGTAAACGGCCATTGCTTTCTGATTTAAGAGAATCGGGAGCGATTGAACAGGATGCCGACATCGTGCAGTTCCTTTATCGGCCTGATTATTACAAGATTGATATTTGCGTAGATGACTATGATAATGAAATGCATAGTTTAATAAATGCTGGTGCTGATAGTGAAGTGATATTTGCTAAATATCGTGGTGGTTCCACAAATACAACGATGTTGAAATGGATAGGAAATAAAACAAAGTACATCGATGTGGAATGTCCTGATGATATGGCTGAGGAATCGAATTTCTATGAATCTAAACCTTTGCCTGCTGTAAGTGCAGCGGATGCTTTTGCAATGCCTCAAGACAAATCTGATTTACCTTTTTAGACATGGCAAATAAACCTAAGAAAGTAAATCGCAGTTGGGTTCCAGAGCGTAAACCGTTCGAACGTGAACAGGATAACTCAGATTTTTATAACAGCCGAACGTGGCGTAAGCTTCGAAAGTTTGTGTTAGATAAAAATCCTTTGTGTGTTAACTGTGAACGAAATGGGATTATAAGTGTTGCTAAAGTTGGAGATCACATCGTTCCGATAAATAAAGGTGGTGAACGTCTAAAAGAAAGTAATATACAAGGCTTATGTAAAAAATGTCACGATAGTAAATCGGGTCGTGAATCTGGCAAGTAAAGGGGTATGGGGTAAAATCGCTAGAGATTTAATCGAGTGTACATCGCTGATTAGTTAAAATTTTACTCAGCAATATAATTTAGGTGGGGGGGTATGAACGCTTAATAATAAGGTTATTATGAAAAACGCAAATTTAAAAGTGATTAGAAATGATGGTGAAGTTGTAGAAGTTAATAAAAATCTTTATGAGATTTTGCAAAAGCTTCCATTGCCGTTGCCGAAAATGAATTTATCAAGTGATCAGAAATTTTGGTATAAGCATTTCGGCCAGATGCTTATTGATTCTAAAAAATTAACAAAACCAGATTTAATACACCTTCATTCCCTTGCTAAATCTGTTGATTATTATGTTCAGGCCGAAAATGAAATTTCAAAACGCGGCTACATTGGCGGATTGGTACAAAGCTTTGCTTCCGGCGCTTCAAACGTTTCGGGTCATGTCACGCTTCGTGAAAAAATGCTTAAGGAAATCGATAATGCTTCTAAGCATTTCGGGTTTTCATTCAAAGATAGAATGAAGTTGAATGAAAATTCAGAACCAACAGTACAGCTTTCGCTTTTTGAAAAGGAAATGTTGGCTAAAAACGGATAATTTAAAATTAATATTTATTTAAAAACAAAACAAAAATGAAAAAACTATTATTATTACTGCTAGTTGCAAGTGTAGCTACAGCACAATTTAACAACAAAATCAACTTTAATTTATTAGCTGATAAAACAGCTCATTTCGTTGCGGAAATGGAGGGAATTGAAGGTAAGATGTACTTCAAACAATCCCTTGAATTAGCGCCAAACATCGATGGAGGATATTTAGCAACAGGAACCGCTGTTGGATTCAGTACCGAATTAGGAATGTTTCAACAGTATAGAATTTATACAGCCCCAAAACTTCAATTCATTTTGAGAGGCGGAAATGTTTATCCTTCAGCTGGATTTGAATTAGGTATTGATAAGACTTTCAATTCCGGTTTTATTATTGGAATTAGAGGAAGTTATGATTATCGTTCTGATTTCAATTACTGGGATAGATATGCAGCCGAATGGCGACCAAGTGGATTTGTGAAAGTTGGCTGGAGGATTAGGTGACGTTACGTTATCAGGCTTGCAGAAGTGGCAAAAAAGCAAGCATTTATTTTCGATTTAGAAACCAAAAAAAAATACAAAACCAACATTGAAGTAAGCCTAAACCCGCTTTTTTCGCTAAACCAATGTTAGCAAATCGTTATTACTTATGAGTGAAATTATAACTTTTGAAAATCAAAAATTTATTGTTATTCCAGATGATGACAAAGATTATATTATTTATGTTTTAGAAGATTTTGACAGTGGTAAACAGAAAATGTTTGAAATTAATAATGATAAAGTTTATTATTTTTTACAAGTTTCTACAATTAAACTTCCAAATGGATTTTGGGGTTACGGCTATAAATCTAACTTTTTATATTTCGACAATAAACCAGTTTCAGGTTCTGGTATTAATTGCTTTATTTCAGAATTACACGCTTTACGTGGTTGTTTATCTTATGTAAGCAAAAGCGGAATGGCAAATGCTTTTTATGGTAAACAGATTTTAGAAAATTTTGAAAAATTCGTAAATCCGCAAACGTTATTCCATAATGTTTGCTAACGTTTGGTGCTTGTGTTCAGTAGCGGAAATTCAAGACTGAACATTGCAAGTACAAAACTAGATTGAGGTTGTCAGAGTTTTTTCCGAAGGAAAAAACAACCAAAGCTATTGACACAAACACTTGTTAATAGCTGGTTTTTTAAAATTTAAAACGTATGAAAAAAATAATTTTAGTAGGATGTGATACTGTGGCTTTAGGATTTGCAATGCACTCAATTAGTTCAGTTGTTAAGCAACAAATCGAAATTGCAATAATTGAAAACAAAAAGCAACTTGAAGAAATTAGAAATAGGGCATTTGAACCCGAACCAATAGTTTTAAATAATTCTCGTGAAGAATGGATTGAACCAAAAATTTACAATGATATTCCAAGAAATAAATTCTTTGATAAACCTAGAAACAATTTCAAGAAACGATAAACGTCTAGTTAGGTAAAATAGCTATTAACGTTTACAGCTTTGCGAGGTTGCGACCTCAAAACCTAAAATTTACAAACACAAAATACACTTAAAATTATGACTAAAGTTTCCAAAAAATCACAGACCAAGCAATCTTGCAAAACTGGTGTTAGTGGAAGTCGTTTTGTTCCAATGTTGTTTTCAACCCCGATGGTTCAAGCGATATTAAATAAAACTAAAACTGAAACTCGCAGAACTCAAGGATTAGAAAAAATAAATGAAAATCCTGATTTATTTAGATATGATGGTTTTGAAAAAGAATTAGGCTATCATTATTTTGAAAGAATAAATATTGATAAAAAACCACTTGAAAAATATGAACCAATAAAATCGAAAATTAATATCGATGATATTATTTGGGTTCGAGAAACTTTTTTTGATGCTGAAAATTATTTTATTTATAAAGCAGATAAAGACAATTTTGATGATTACAAATGGAAACCATCTTTATTTATGCCAAAAGATGGTTGTAGAATTTTCTTAAAATGCGTTTCGGTTCACGCTGAAAGATTACAAGATATTGACGAACAAAGTGCAATTTATGAAGGTGTTTTAAGAGAAAGTGGAGAAGAAATATTTTTTAATTATTTAAACAATTCATTTTGTTATTTAAGTGCAAAAATGTCTTATATATCTCTTTGGCAAAAAATTAATGGTAGAGATAGTTGGAATAAAAATCCTTTTGTTTGGGTCTATAAATTTGAACGCATTGAGCGTCCTCACGATTTCCACTAACGTTTCGCAGCTAAACGATGTAGCGTGCAAACAAGCCTAAAGTATCGGTTTAAGACTTAACAAACCAAGAAAACTAAAACATTAAATTAATCCAAAACCAAGCTATATTGTTTAACTGCTGTTAGCATTAGTGCGGTTTTAAAAACTGAATTTTATTATGAAACAAATTGCAAACATTTTAATGGATTACGGATTTGATTTTGAGTATGAAAATAGAAACTCAAACGGAGAAACTATTATTGCTCATCAACTTGATTTAAAAGTTTCTACTTATCAAGGAACTGTATTTTTTGAACACGATGGAGAATCAGAAGAATTTGAAGAAAACGTAGATACATTTAATCGTTTACGTTCAAGAACTGAAAAGTTATTAATTTCAGAAACTTCGTCTTTTGAAGATTAAACGTAGCATTGATGCTAACGTTTCTCGGCTTTGTGCAGTGCCGAATTAAAATGCACAAAACTTTAAATTAAGCAAAAATGATATTAGAAAACGAAAACTTTAAATTAGCACTGAACTCGGCATTGCACAAAACCGATGTTATAACACGTTTTAATTTAGATGATTTAACTTCTTTTTCAGGAGTTGTAAATGAAATTCAAGGCGATGAAAATGTAGCAAAGGAAGTATTATTATTTGCGTTTGAAAAAGTGCAAAAGCAAAAGAAATTAATTGCAGAATGGGAAAGAGATTTAGAAATAGCAAAAAGCAATTTAAGCAGGATTGAAGGAATAACAGATTTGGTTTTTCAACATATGAAATTTACTAAACCTATGGCTTTAATAG